AAAAAAAAAGTTGGGACTATGGATCTAGGGACAGCAGATTCAGACAGTCTGATGAATACATTTTGCTATGTGATTGATTTATCTGCTATTACAAGTGTCGATTTTGCAACCCATTCTTCACATAACTGGCAAACTAACTGTGGAGGAACATCAGCTTTTAGCCCTGCAAAACTACATCTACGTTTCGCAGAACACAATTCTACATTCGACTGTCGCTTGCATACTGCACATAATGGAGGAGCAGGATTGGGTGGTCATGAAATTTTGCCTACAACTATTATTTACTCTATAGTATGAAATATATTCTCGATGAAAATGGCTATTATTTAGGGGTAACTAATCATTTTAATGTTTCCCATACAGAAATAGATGCTGCCTTACCTGATTTAAATGATACTCAAAAAGCAAAATGGGATGGAAAAACTTGGATAGTAGAAGAAGATGAAAAATTAGTCTTATATAAAAAAAATAAGTACCAACGTGATCGGGCATTTGACTACCCATCATGGCAAACACAAATGGATCTCCTTTATCACGGAGGTATAGATGCTCTTAAAGCAGAGTTAAAGAAAACCAAAGATAAGTATCCTAAGCCATGAGTGGACACCACATGAACCCTGCGGATGCTCAATACTATAACTACCCAACCCAGCAAGTAACACAAGCTATGCCTGAAGTAAATACTTTGTACACAATGGTAATGGACCTGGGCATACCAGCGTGTGTCATCATTGCCTCATTCTGGTTTATTAAATACACAACTGATCAAGCGAGAAAAGAACGTGAAGAATTTTGGAGAAAGGATGCAGAAAACGATACTAAGATTATGGCAATGGTTGAGAAGTCGTCCGATGCCATTCTTTCTATCAAACTGGCCCTTGAGCAGAACACACAAGCAATCAAAGAGTTAATGGTTAAAAAATAATTAAAAGTAATCTATAATTATGGGTAATATCTATAAACAATTAGGATTAAAAATACCAGGAAGAGACAATAAACGAGTTGATAAAATATGGTCTCAATACGAAAAAAAACTTATGGATTTAAGAATTAAGAAAGATCCTGATTTTAAAAAAAATAATTATTTATCTCCAAGAAAACTACTTGATAGAGATAGAAAAAAACATAAAATTCCTAATTGGCATCAATATTTAAAATCCAAAATAAATAATGGAAACAGTAACTGAAAAAACAACTGTAAAAAATGGTGGGAAACCAAAGGATGACCCACATATACAGCTTATGAAACTTAGATTTTGGGCAAGGTTTCTTATATCGTTACTTGCCTTTGGTCTTTTTGGATGGTTAGTATTTACAATGGTAAACAAACCTGATGAACTAGCTCAATCCTCCAAAGACCTTATTAACCTGGCCTTCGGTGCCTTTCTACCCATCATAGGTATGCTGGGAAAGCATTGGTTTGAAGTAGCACATGATGAGCCTGAACATACTCCTAAACCCCCTAAACCTGAAGAAGAAGATGATACCAGCATTACTCCTTAACGTAATCCAATCTCTAGTAGTAGACCAAGCACAATCCCTTGCTAAAGAACATGTAGCAAAGGTGATGGAAGATAACCTCAGTGCCGATCAAATGAAGTTGATAGATGCTGTAGTAGATGAAATGCCAGAGAATAGTTTTAAATCAGTAAAGGATTTTCTTGGGTAAAGATGGGAATAAAATCAATAAATATGCGTACAGGAGAAATAACCCGTCCTGTAAATGCTCCAACTGAATATAATCCTTTAACAGGAGAAGGTACAAATTATAAAACAGTTTGGAAAAAAATAGGATCGGCCCTTCAAAAGGCTCCTATTAAAACTGGATATCGTTATCATCCTGATAGATATCCTAATAGAAAGCAAACTAGAACTGTAGGGAAACCTAGAAAAGCTATGACTAAAAGGATACTTTTAAAAATTAAAAAGAATAATGAAACTAAGTAAAAACTTTAGTCTCAAAGAGTTGACTAAAAGTCAAACCGCAGTCCGTCACGATATTGATAACTCTCCAAGTAGAGAACAACTTGTAAACCTTACAGCATTATGTAACTGTGTACTACAACCCATACGTGATGAACACGGCAGAGTGGATATTAATTCTGGGCTACGTGTACTTGAGTTGAACCGTAAGATAGGATCGGGAGATTCCAGCCAACACGTTCTAGGAATGGCTGGAGATATAGAATGTCCTGCTGTAGATAACTTTAAGTTAGCCAAATGGATACAAAACCATCTTGACTTTGACCAGTTGATTCTTGAGTTCTATACGGCAGGTGAACCTACAAGTGGATGGGTACATGTATCATATAACCTGGATGGAAGCAACAGAAAAAAAGTAATGACTGCTGTTAAAAATAACGGTAAGACTGTATATCAAGAAGGATTACATGGGTGACGAATGGGAAGAAGGTAGACGACAGTTAAAAATTAATAGAGTAGGACTAGCTAAAAGAAATCTAGCTGACTCAGCAAAAGAGATTCTCAAGACAACAAATCTAGGCAGGACAACCATAGCAAACGCAAGGGCTGTCTCTGGACGTACAGCAACGATACCTGTTAAGAACATGCATAAGTCTATGGCTTTAGAGAAACCTCCTTCAACATTAAGTAAGATTGCACGAGGAGCCTTACGAATAGGTGGTCCACTTGCTTTAGGATACCTTGCATACGAAGAAGGAAAAAATCTATACCATAATCTTAAACAAACCCATAGAGAAGCTCGTCAGTATGCTTCACACCGTAGTAAACTTCACAGACGAAACGCTCAAATACCAAAAGCAAAACATGTTAGTAAGATTATAGATTCAGTTGTTCCCACAGGTTTAAAAATAAAATTATTCGGTGTTGGTGCAGGGTCTGAGAAAAAAAACAAAAAGACAATGAGTACATGGTATAATAGTAAAAGTAGAATACATGAAGGAGATACTTGGGGTCGTAATAGAAATTACAAAAAATCCTATGAAGACTATCAAGCAAGACTACGTAGAGGAGAAGTAACACCTTTTTAAAAATAATAATATGTCTTCAACACACGAAACATTATCAACACTCCATACCGCAGTAGCCCAAGAGTTACTGGATCGTATCAAGAGTGGTGAAGCTAAACCTGCGGATCTCGCAGTTGCCGTAAAGTTTCTCAAAGATAATAACATTGAGTCACTTCCAGTTGACAATACTCCATTTAAAAGTTTGATTGACGCTATACCTTTTCCAACACACGATGAAACAAGAATCTCTTAAACAACGAGAACAAAGAATAGGTTATCAAAAGGCGATGGGAATGATGCACGATAGATTTGTTGGGGAACCTGAGTGTCCCAATTGTGGGGAGGTTCCGTGTGTATGTGATAAACAAAAAGAAGAAGAACTTAGGAAAATCCGAGGAGGACAGTGATATGGAAATTAGCAGAAGGAATCTTTTAAAACTTGGAGGAGCTACAGTAGCAGTAGGGGCTAGTATAGGTTCTTCAGGAAAGGTTACTCCTGTTAAGCCTGTGGCTCCTACGACACTCAAGATTACACCGAAAGGTAAAGCATATAGAACATTTCTTAAAAATCCTATTATTAATAAAAGTATAGAACAATTTGCTGATCTTAATGTGCGTCTTAACGATACTGACGGTTTTGATGAACATGTTAAACAATATGATGAAAACAAAAGAGTTTTTAGAAAAACTACTGGTAGACGAGCTTTTAATGAATCTATCCAACCAGCTAGAAAAAAACATTCACTTACTGCAAACCCGTTTACAAGAGAACTAGCTGTATATAATCCAACCACTACAAGCAGAGGACGTTCTGTACTCATAACAAACGTAATGAGGACTAATCAACAAATAGCTAGAAATGCTTACGCTGACCAAATAAAACTTGCAAGACAGAAAATAAGTAACGCTCAGAAACCTAAAGTCTCTTTAAAAAAACCAATAAAAAAACGAAGTCTTCTACATATAATTAAGAAGGTATTCACTAAAGGTCGCTAATGATAAAGTATATATAAATTCATACAACTGACGGAGATACAATATTATGATACCAGAGGAACTAAGAGACTTCCGTAACTTTCTCTTTGTTGTGTGGAAGCATCTGAACCTTCCTGAGCCTACTCCAGTACAGTATGATATAGCTGAGTATATACAGTCCAATGTTAAACGTAGTGTTATCGAAGCGTTCCGTGGTGTAGGCAAGAGTTATATAACAAGTGCCTATTGTTGCCATACGTTACTGTTGGACCCACAAAAGAAGATACTGGTAGTCAGTGCCAGTAAAATCCGTGCGGATGACTTTTCCACGTTCACCCAACGGTTGATAAACGAAATGCCTCTCCTTGCCCATCTCCGTCCAAGGGAGGGACAACGTATGTCAAAAATATCTTTTGATGTGGGTCCGACTAAAGCATCTCACAGTCCCTCAGTCAAGTCTGTAGGTATTACAGGACAACTAGCAGGATCTCGTGCAGACTTAGTTGTAGCTGATGATATAGAGATTCCTAATAACTCTGCTACTCAAACTATGAGAGACAAGATAGCGGAAGCAGTAAAAGAGTTTGATGCTATATTAAAACCTGATGGACGTATAATGTATCTTGGGACACCTCAGACAGAGATGAGTTTATACGAGTTGTTGCCTGAGCGTGGATACCAAGTTCGTATATGGCCCGCACGATATCCAACAGAGAAACAAAGAGAAAAGTATCACAACAGATTATCTAGTCTTATAGCGGATACTCTGGATCGTACTCCTGAGTGTGTCAATGAACCTATAGACCCACAACGCTTCAACGATGAGGATCTCTTAGAACGAGAGTTATCCTATGGTCGTTCAGGATTTAGCCTACAGTTCATGCTGGACACATCTCTCAGTGATAGAGACAGGTATCCGCTAAAGTTATCAGATCTTATTATAATGGATGTTGATAACGACAAAGCACCAGAGAAACTTATATGGACTAAGAGTGTCGAGAAACGTATTGGAGATCTACCTAATGTAGGGTTACCTGGGGATCACTATCACAATCCTTTAGAGATTGTAGGATCTTGGATAAATTATACTGGCAGTATTATGACTATAGATCCTGCTGGTAGAGGACAAGATGAGACAGCCTTTGCTGTAGTAAAGATGCTTAACGGTAATCTCTATCTTATAGACGCTGGTGGATTACAAGGGGGTTATAATAAAGATGTACTTATGTCACTCGCAGTTATCGCTAAGAAATATAAAGTAAACCTTATCAGAGTAGAAAGTAACTTTGGTGATGGTATGTTCAGTGAACTATTTAAACCATACCTTACTAGAATATACCCAGTTACTATAGAAGAAGAAAGATCTAGTACTCAGAAAGAAAAGAGAATAGTAAGTTCTTTAGAACCTGTAATGAACCAACATAGACTTATAGTAAATAAGAGTATCATATCTAGTGATTATAAGTCAACACAAAAGTATCCAGCAGATAAAGCAACTAGGTATATGTTGTTCTATCAAATGTCCAGACTAACTCAGGAACGAGGTGCGTTAGCTCACGATGACAGACTAGATGCTCTAGCTATGGCTGTCCAATACTGGACTGACCAGATGGCAGTAGATGCAGATAAGAAGATAGTAGAACGTAAAGATGACCTTTTGTTTAAAGAGTTGGACCACATGGCTAATTACGTGGTTGGCAAAGAGAGATTCAAAGTTTCTAGTAATAACTGGTTAAATATTTAGAAAAAAAATACGACACCCTTAGCGATGACCACAACTGGAAGTTTCCCCATAGCCTTCAACCTGTGTCAACTAAAAGTTGACAAATAGGGGAGTGGTATATCATATATTATACATTATGTTTACTATAAGTTATCTAATATATCAGATCTAAGACATAAAATCTTAGCCTTTTATACATTATATATCTGTTTTTTTTATTTTTCTATCTTTTTTCTTTAATAATATCAGTAACTTAGAGCTAACTCTCTGATATCATTGATAATCTTTACCCTTTTTTTTATTATTTTTTTAATTCATACTTAGTTCAACATTAATTATTGATCTTATAAATATTCATATTATTATTTAATTTGACTTTCTTATCTTTTATTTGATATTATTTAAGTTAAGATTTCAGATCTTTCCAGAAACTTAATAAGTCAGCAAAGATCTAAAATAAATCTTGACAATAAAAAAAGTATCATTTAAAATATACTTAAGTTAAATATAAAGTAATCTCTTGAATTGATCTTTATTTAACTTTTAGTTTGTTCTTTGATAATTCTATGTTGTATACTATATAGTATATAACTATAATCTAATCCAAAGGAATACTATGGATAACTCTAAAAAACCTTTGGATCTACCAAGGGAATTACGTGTGAAAATTTCTGGTGTCTATAATATGGGACGTAAATTAGAAATCAGGAATGCAAAAGGTTTTAGTAGTTCTACAAGGGCAAGACAACATAAAAATCTTGTAGTTGGTCGAGATATGTCACAGCCTAGACGTATCAGTGCTAAGACAGGACAAGTGATACAAGCGTCTTGCGGTTTAGATCCAAAAATGACATCATACTAATTAGGCTTATTGATTGTACCATCAAGTCAATACATTTTAGTGTTGACTTGTTAGTATGAATCAATCATGATTTGTACTGTAACGGTTCACTATGAACCATGTTCTTTGATAATCTAATCTGGAGATTGAATATGTATATTCAAACCTTGAAGGCATTACGTGGACAAGCCATATCCTTTGACGCACTTGAAGTCCTGAAAGCT